CGATGCCCGCGACCGTGAAAACGGCTTAACGGACAACACCGTCCATTCAGATACAACTGCTCACGAAGCCGTCCGGCGTGTCTTGAAGGAAATGTTCAACGGGCAGCGAAAGCAAGCCGCATGAATGTATCTAGCATCCGCTCTCCCCGAAAACCAACCCGTCCTCGTGGCGGGTTTTCTTATGCCCTCAAGGATCGCGTGAAGGCGTTCTTGTGGTATCCCCTCATCCGCTTCACGGTGCAGGCGCTCGCAGTGTGTGTCCTCGTCGCTGTGACGCTCGCGGTGCTAACTGCATGCAGTCTGCTCGCCGCACATGCTGGTCTCAATCTCTGCGATCCAGCACTCAACTGTTAGACACAAAACCAAAAGCCACCCGCGGCAACGGGTGGCTTTCGTGATTCCAGAAAGGAAATCAAATTGACTATCACCAATTCTACGGCATCACCGTTTGATGCCATAGCCAAACACCAACCTGACGGCACCGAGTACTGGTCCGCCCGTGACCTCATGCCGCTCATGGGTTACACCAAGTGGCAGAACTTTGAAACTCCACTCAACAGGGCCATGCAGTCCGCTGAAAACCAAGGCCACAGCATCGAAACCAACTTTATGGGATCGCATAAAGTTGCTGCTCAGGGCAAAATGGCGCAGCAGGATTACCAACTGACACGATTCGGCGCGTACCTCGTCGCCATGAACGGCGACCCAAACAAGCCCGAAGTCGCCGCCGCGCAAGCCTACTTCGCAATCCAAACCCGCATCGCTGAAACCCAGACACCGCAACGCGAACTCTCGCGCCGCGATCTCGCACAGATGATCATCGAAGCCGAGGACGCGAAAGAAGCCGCAGAAGCCATCGCGGAAACCGAACGCACGGCACGAGTCGTGGCAGAGGAACGCATCGAACTCATTGAGGGCGGGCAAGGCTACAGCGTCCGCGAGTTCAGGAAGCACTACTTCCCAGACGTAACCGATGGGCGGCTCAATGCGCTGCTCTACGAGAAGAACCTGCTCATCAACCAGTTGAACACCCGTCGCGGCAACGATGGAAAACTCCGCAACGGTAAACAGCACCGCCACCCCTCGCACTTGGGGAGCAAGTTTTTCTACATCGACTGGTACATCGACCCAGACACAGGCGAACGCCACGGTAGCACTCTCGTGCGTCCTGGCGTGCCTGAAACAAACCTAGTCGCCCAACTCGAACGTTGGGGACTTCCCCGATCCAAAAACACAGGCAAGGAGATCCAGCCATGAGCAAGCGCATGTACAAGATCGAGATCACCGAGATTCCCGCCGAATGCGACGAACTACGCATCGTGATGTGCGATGACGGGTTTTTGCGCATGACACGCGATTGGAAGCCCGAAGGGTGGGAAGAGTACGTTGCCGAGCGTATCGCGGACGGCGCGAACTGGGAGCCAGACCAGCACTTCTTCTGGCCATCTGAGAACAAGATGTATCTCTCCCGGTCCTCCGCCCAAGAAAAGGTGGACATTGTTGAGCGGTGGGGCGGCAAAGCTCGCCTCCTTGAGGCTGAGTTGTCCGAGTTCATCCCCGTCGAGGAAGCCAACCAGCGGCGTAAACGTGCACGGAACGCGAAAACCGTTGAGAGACTGCGTGCACGTATCGCAGAACTTGAAGGATGACCATGGCAAGCACTACACCTTTGATGATGACTGTTGAGCAGTTCGCTGAATTGCATTCGGTCAGTGAGACGACTGTGCGCCGTTGTATTCGAGGTGAATCGGACACGTATCCCCCACTCAATGTGAAGCGTGTAAGCAAGCCTGGGGGCGGTAAGTCGTTCATCTACATCACTGCCGAACAGGCCGCTGAATGGCGTGCCGCGCTCCCGGACGCGTAACGGTCGTGGCTAGGGAAGACACCGCTACGGCTGCGGCCCAAGCACGACAGAACGCGCTTGCGCCGCCTAGTGCGGATCGTGAACGCGCCTTGGACGGTTTGGGGTTTGCGGCAGAAGGCTGCGGCAAATATCTGACAGCCGTGGCACGGATCTTGGACTGTTTGAAAACCGCTGCCGAGTCTGAGGATTTCGATACGGTCATGCTCGTTCAAAACAACGCACGCGAAGTCTACGAGTCGAAGATCGGCACTGATGGTGCCGCATTCCTGACGGTGCTCGCTAAAGCGGTCCAAGCGTTCGAGACCAGCAACTAACCCAACCAAACCAGTTTGTTCTGCCCGCCCCGGGTGGCGGGCTTTGTTGTATCCACTTTTTCAGCCCGATAAAGGAGCTACCCAAATGTCAGAAACACCAGCAACCAACAAACCATTTCTTGGAGATGATTTCGAGGCGGACGAGCACGGGGACGTGTTCGACAAACGAGACATCCAAGAAGGTGAGGTTGGTAAACCCGAAACGTACCACCACATGCACAGGACCGGCGACCACTGGACCATCACAGAAGTTGATGGCACGACCCGCCGCCTAATCAACATCGGTGAGCAACGCTTCCGGATCGTCGGGAGCGGCTATGTGTACAAGGCGGCTCTCCTTGAGAACCATCTGGAGTACCGGCCCGAGACAACCATCTTCGAGGGCTGCGAGATCGGGTGGCTCGCTTCATCTGTGACCACAGGTGATCATGAACGTCTCGGTGTGGCCATCAAGGCACTCATTGATGAGATAGGGATACCAACTTGGTACCTCGAAGTTCACTCATCTTATCCAGAAGAGGTCTGGGAGGCCGTCTGCGATGGAACCCTTGAACCCACACTCGCGACCGTCCACGCGATGATCGAAGTGATCTACGAGCACGAACACATGGACATGGAGTGGGCGCCACAACCAGGCGGGGACGAGCCGCTACGGTCAGGGCCGATTGACGCGGCGCTCGCGGCAGTGATCGAAAAACACCTCATCGATTCAGTGGAAAGCCGCGAAGAGTTCGCATCACGCTCTGGCATTGACCTCAGTCGGGTAAACGCCCTTCTTGATGTGGAAGAGGTGTTCACTATCGGTGACCTGATGGTGATCGGTGAGGCGCTTGGTGTTCGCCCGTCTGAACTTGCTGCTCAGGCAGAAAGCAAGATCAAGGAGGAGAAATGAGCCGCATATTCGAGCACATCGTGGCCAGCCCTATGACAGACGGGCCGCGCCAGCAGCTAGAAGCTGAAGCGCAGCGTGCAGGTTTGGGGAAGAACCTCCCCACAAAACTTTCCTGCAGCATCTTCAAGGACCACTACAGTGGCAAGCAAATGCGGGCGATTGGAGGTATCTTCTACGCGCCGAGCTACATCCCTAAAGGTGAGGGCGCATGGCACATCAAGATCTTTGCTGGCGCAACGTCCAGCGATATCCTCACTCTCCTTGAAACGGTCATCACAGTTATGGGACGTGGTGAGACAACCGCGAAAACGTGGGCTAAGCGCCGTTTCACGGATACTGGGGAACCCTACTGGTCACGCAGTGTTTGCCGCCCACTGGATGACTACACCGGTGACGAACTGTTCACGATGGTTGCCCTGCCCGTGGATATCGAAGCGTCCATGATCCTTGAAGTAAGTCAGACCGAGACGGTCACGGCTGGCACCGAGACGGGAGGCGGATGGTCGTTGCGGACGTTGCGTCAAGACGCAGGCCTGACATTGGAAGAGGTAGCAGCTCGTGCAGGTTACCCATCTGCATATCTTGCAAAGGTGGAGAACGGGAGCATCACCCCGCCTGATTCGATCATCGTCAAGTACACGAACGCTGTCGTAGACGGCATGCGAGCACGAAAGGAGACAGCGTGAAACTTCAAGACGTGTTGAACGCTGAACGTCCTCTGCCTGCGTGGGCTGAAGACAGTGAGTGGGAACTGATCGAGGGTGAGCCGTGCCGGTCCAACGCCAAAACGTTCTTTGAAACCGCGTTAGACGAAACCGGGCTTATCGTCGCACTCAGCCAGTGGGAGACCTTCGGAAAAATCCCTGATACACCCACACTTTCGGTTTATGCCGAAGACCCGAAAGACGGCAAAACCATCACACCGAAGATAGCTCGCGACATGGCCACAGCGCTCATGCAAGCAGCGGACCTGCTTGAGGAAATCACTCAGGCGGAGGCCGCTCATGTCTAAAGGCGCTCAACTCATCAAGGAGGCGATGGACACGGCCCGTATCTTGCTTGCTCGGCACAACATCACAAGCCAAGCAGATGCTCACCGCCTTGCCCGCGAGCGCATGAGTGATAGCGAGTTTGAGCAGTACAAGGCGTCTATCGCGATCATTTTCAATAACGGTGGCCTCGGCTAGGTCACTGTCCCCACATTTTTAGGTCTGCTATCTGGTGGGCCTATCCATCGGAGGTTAACCCGCCCAGTTGTGGCGGGTTTTTTCGTCCCCAAAATAGGAAAGGAACCACATGTTCTGGTTCATCATCGCCATCGTTCTACTCGTCATCGCGGTAGGTGTTTTCTTTGGCTCCCGCGCGTTCAACAAGAACGAGATCCGTAATCATGGAGAACGAGGCCTACGGGTAACGCCTGTGTGGGCTTTGCTTCCTGCGGCGCTCGCAGTGATCGCGGCGCTCGTTTCCGCGATCTATACCCAGTCGGTCGGTCAAGCATCCGTAGTCGTAAACGCCGGCGGAACCATCGCTGGGCAAAACATCCAGCCCGGTTTCGCGGTCAAAGCTCCCTGGCAGACCCTTTCACGCTGGGATCTGTTCTCCCAGTCGGTGACCTATGCGGGTGACGCGTCAGGTGCCCCGTCCTATACGGGCGGACAAGTCTCCGGCGCATCAGTCACAACCGCGGTAGCCGGTGGCGCGCAATCCGATTTCGACCTGTCGGTCGTGTACTCCCTCGACGGCGACAAGGTTGAAGAACTGTTCCGTAAGTACCGGTCGCAGGAGCGCTTCACCAAGCAGGTTATCGAGCCATCGATTCTCGCGGTCGTGCGCGATGTTCCCTCCGCGTACACCCCGGTTCAGTTCCGTGGTGAAAAGCGCGGCGAGGCGCAGGACTTCATGCTGACCCGGCTCAACGAGCGCCTGGACGAGTATGGCGTCTCGGTCACGCTCGTCAATTTGCAGAACATCACCTTCACCGCTGAGGTCGAAGAATCCATCAAGGCCGTCGAGGTCGCACAGCAAGAGCAGGCGAAGGCTGAAGCGAACCTGCGTGCCACCGAGATTTCCGCTCAGGCTCAGATCGTGGAGGCGGAAGCCAAGGCCAAGGCTGCTGTTGCGGAGGCTGAGGGTCAGGCAAAGGCGAACGACATCCTCACCAAGTCCCTCACGGACAAGGTCTTGCAGCAAAAGTGGATCGACGCGATCCGAGACTCCAACGGCACCATCGTCGTACCAGACGGCGCGGCACCACTGATCAACCTGTCCAAGTAAACCCAACGCTAGGTGCGGCGGTGATGGACGCCGCACCTGCACCATCACACAAACTCAAGAAAACGAGGCGAACGCGACATGCACAACAACGTGATAGCAGCCCTCTACTTCTTCATGTCCGGCACCTATGCAGGTAACGGGCGATGGGGATACATGGCTCTCTGGGCTGTATGCGGGATGCTCTGGCTGGTGTACGGCTGGCTCTATACGCGAGCGCTCACGCAGGCTTTTGAAAGACCTGACTATCCGCTACAACCAGGCGGGAAGGGAGACGCGTCATGCGAATCCTGACCGTGCGCCAGCGGTGAGCGTTCGCCCTACAACGGGCTCACGCCACCATCGTCAGCCCACCCCGCAAGCGGATCAATACCCCGAACCGCATATTCTTCAACCCCAACACCTGGAGCGCGCCCATGCGTAACCTGCGAGACCAGATGCGAAGCCTCGACACGATTCAATTCCGAAGGAACAACCAACAGCACCAAACGGGTTCCACGATCAGTACGAAGAATCAACAAATTCGTGTCATCGCCGGGAAAAGAACCCACTTTAATCCGGAAATACTTGGTCTCAAGCCATCGGGCAGGGGGAACACGCGGTTCATCATCCCAATCCGGGGCCGAAAAAATCAGCCTCACAATACGGCCCAACTCATCTGGAAAGTTCTCGACCAGATCAGACGCTTCGGTGAAGAAGTTCTTCGAATACGGCCACCAAAAACCATCAATGTTTTGGGTGACAGGTGTAGGCCCCAACTTCAATCTCAGTGGGCCTCTCGTCTTAACAACAGCCGTTCCGGACATTTCCTCACGCTCCTCATACGGTGCGTCAACTTTGGCCCGGTTCCCGGACGGCGCATACTCCCACTCTACTCCCGTTACTTCATCGCGGAGGGGTCAAAACTGTCTATCACTGTGACCTGCTGTTTCCTTAAGAGAAAGGACCGCTGAATCGTGGCTCGTGAATATACGCGTGTGAAACTCACGATCTGGAACGATCCAGATTTTCGCTGCCTCACCTCGGATGCCCAATGGCTGTATTTCGTGCTTATGACCCACCCGAGCATCAGCCTCTGCGGTGTTGTCGATTGGCGTGAAGCGCGCTTGACGGCGATAGCAGCAGACATGAGTGTAGAACGTTTGCGGGCGGCTGCTGTGGCTCTTGGGCGTGGACGGTTTATCGCGGTCGATCCCGAGACGGAGGAATCGCTTGTACGGTCATTCGTCCGCCATGACGGGGTGCTGAAGTCTCCGAACATGGCACGTGCGATGGTTCGACAGCATGCCGAGATCGCGTCGTTGAAGATCATGGAACTTGTGTCTGTGGAGGTTCGGCGGGCGACGGTTGAGAATCCTGAGTGGAAGGGTTTGGCTGCGGCTGAGCCGGTATGGAAACAGTACCCAGAATCGGATGGTTTAGGTATCGACATGGTGCCTGAAACCCTCTTGGAAAGAGTTGCGGAAACCCTTCCCGAAGGGTTCGTGGAACCCTTTCAAAATGGTTCGGATTTAGTTCCCCTATCCCATAAACCCATAACCCTTACATCTAAAGATGTAAGTACTCATGCTCAATCGCAAGCGATCGAGCGAGATCGACCATCGCGATTCGAGGATTTTTGGGAAGCGTACCCGCGCAAGACCGGTAAGGGGAAAGCCAAGCCCCTCTATGAGCGACTGGTACGAAGACACGGCGAGCTACCCATCATCGAGGGCGCTCGCCGTTTCGCTGCCGATCCCAACCTCCCCGAAAAGCAGTTCGTCCCTCATCCCACAACTTGGCTCAACCGCGAAGGCTGGCTAGACGAACCATTACCGCCACGCACTCAGGGTTCCTCGCACGCCTCCCCTGCACTAAGCCGAGTAGAGCAGGCGGTGGATGTTGCTCGGGAACTGTACGACATCGAAAACCACGACACACTACCGGAGATCACCTCATGAGTACGAAACTTCCAGCCTCAACCGTTGCCGTGATGCTCGGCAAAGCCGCGCTGCTCGACAACCGTAAAGTCACCAAAGAATCCGCAATTGAGTTTGCTGCCGCACTCGACCCGATGACGGCCGAGGATGCACGAGCCGCCATCGAGGAACACCGGCGCACTTCCACCGAATGGCTCATGCCCGCCCACATCAACCAGATCGTCGCCGGGTGGAAACGTGAACGGTTCCAGCGCGCCCCGCTGGAAATCCCGCCACAGGCGCTCGCTGACAACCCGCAACTGGAAATTCAGTGGATACGCCGACGCAGGGAACTCATCGCAGACGGAATCGACCCAGCCACCGCCGACCATGCAGCAGACGCCATTGTCGGGATCTCGCCTACTCCGGCTGCACAGGTGATCGACGCACCACCACCTGAAGCAGCCTGACCACCCACACACATCATGCAAGACCACCTCGACCATGAGGGGGTCTTTTTGTTTGCCCTCAACCACCCACCCTTGAGAGGAATCCCATGAGCGATCTTCACAACCAGGCAGCCGAAGCAGGCGTCATCTGCGCCGCCCTACACTCACCACGAGCGCAGAGCGAACTTCTCAAAATCCTCAAACCTGATGACTTCTACCTGCCCGCCCACGAGGCGATCTGGGACACCGTGCACCGGATGTCCGTGAGCGGGCAACTCGTAGACCCAATCACCATCGTGTCCGGTCTAGCGAAGCACAGCCACCAGCGTTTCCAATCCGTGCTCGTAGAGATCGTGGCGCTCGGTACCGTAGACGTTCAAGGTACGGCGTATGCCAGCGAGGTGAAGGATCTCGCAACCCGCAGGCGACTCTCTGCCACCGGTGTACGCATCCAGCAACTCGCTGGCGTGCCTGAAGAGACACCCAAGAACCTCGCAGCACTCGCCATGAGTGAACTCGAAACCGCCTACCGGCCTATCGAACGCTCCATGACCCACGTGGGCGACACCATAGACGAGTTCCTAGCCGACCTCGCAGACCCGACCGTCCCGCAAGGCATCAGGTGGCCCTACGCCGACACAGAACGCATCCTCAAACCACTCGCGCCCGGTCAACTCGTCCTCGTCGCTGGACGCCCAGCAATGGGCAAAAGCGTGGCGCTCGCGGATATTGCACGCTCCGCAGCGATCCGAGACGGACACACCACCATCGTGTTCTCCCTCGAAATGAGATCCAACGAATACCTGCGCCGCATCATGTCCGCCGAATCAGGCGTCGCGCTGACCGCATTGCAGGAAAAGACCCTCACCACAGGCGACTGGAACCGAGTAGAAACCGCGCAAACACGCATCCGCAACTCACCACTCCACATCATCGATGACCCCGAATGCACCACCGCTGACATCCGTGCAGCTATCAAGGACCTCAAAGCAGACCTCGTGTGCTTTGACTACATCCAGCTCGGAACGTTCAACCCGAAGATCTCGCGGCGTGAAGGACTCGAAGAGTTCTCACGCGGCCTGAAAATCACCGCCAACAAACTCGCAATCCCCATCGTCGCAGCCGCCCAACTCAACCGAGGCTCCCAAGACCAACGACTCCCTCGCATCTCAGACCTCCGAGAATCAGGGGCCTTAGAGCAAGACGCAGACGTGATCTGCCTCCTACATCGAGAGGACTACTACGACACCGAAACACCACGCGCAGGAGAAATCGATCTGATCGTCGGCAAGCACCGCAACGGCCCCACCGGCACAATCGCCCTCGCCCACCAATTCCGCCAATCACGCTTCCAGCAACTCGCTCACTGAAAGGACCGCCTTGACCTCCACCACCGCATGGCACGACATCCTTGACCTACTCCCAGCGCTCGCGGCGATGAAGTATGAGCACGGCACGCCACCTGACATGCACACAGGCGGCACGAAAGACCCCACTACGCGCAGCCCGCTCAACCTCAACTCCCTCGTGCTTGAACAAGAACTCCGTGACGTGATCGAGGTTCACTGCCGGTTCCACGGGACCGCAGTAGACCTTGCGGGACTCGTGGACAGCGGCTACCCGAACGGGCAGACACTCCCGATCATCCAAGCGTGGGAGCGCTTGGGATCTGACTTCCTTGAGGAAATCCAGATCCTCATATCGGGTCAACCGCACTACACCAAGCGGCGCTTGGACTACCTGCGAGAAAACGCGACTGACTTCAGTCTGAACTTGTACCAGATCACCCAGGCACTCACCCTGCTCGGCTACCCAGCCAAGTACGACACCATCAAGAAATGGGCGCAGCGCGGACACCTGTCACGCGGCCTAGACGGGACGTTCACACTCGCTCAAGCAATCGAAAGGATTGAGCAACACGCCGCGGGAAACTAGACAATTCTGAAACTGTCCCCTATTGTTGGGGGTGGAGAAAACTATCCAAAACCAAGACCCCAGCATTCAGCGAGGGGTCTTTTTTGTTGCCCAGAAACGGAGGCATCATGACACAACGAAACATCAAACTCCGGCTCCAAGCATCCCCAAGCGCCTACACCAAAGCGCTAACCAAACGCCGCTAACACCGGCAAGCCCTGACCGAGAAGGCATTCAGGCTCGCGACCTGACTGGGCACGCCAGGCAATCGCACACACACAGTCACGCTAGGTGACCCCGACGAGGGCGCGAAAAGACCTAATCCGCTGGCATAGCCGAGGGAAAGCATGCCCGACTAGCCGCCGAAAGCGGCCCACGGTCTTGTAGCTCAACCGGTAAGAGCAGGTAAACAAGTCCCCGGTGGAAACACAGACACAAGTTCCGGGTGGAAACCAAGACGCAGGATCATCCCCTGCCAAGACCACCAAGTACGAGAAAGGCGGGCCGCAACACCGCGACCCGCCCTGATGCTACTTACTCCCGTAGGACACGGACGGCTGAGGGCCGCCATCCAAAGCACGATACGCACGCGCTGCATAATCAATGCCGTTCATGTTCAGCTCCCCAGAAGATATCTTCTTGAGAAGGAAGAGCTTGGCGGCTTCCAGTTCGTCTGCCACATCATCAGGTCCAACACTCATACAATCACCTCCTTTCGCCAGACCAATCATCACACAAGGCACTGACAAAGGACACGACATGAGCTGGACAACCAGCAACCGCCGTCAGATGCCTACCGCCAACGTGGTGTCTCAGTACCCCATAATGGCCGCCCCAATCAATCCGAGGCTCTCGCCCGCTGATAAGACCTTGAACATCAGGTCTAGCGCAGTCACGCTTGTGGGATGAGTGGCGGCACGAACCGCCCGCTCGATTACGCAGTAGATTCTTTTTACGGTCATACCCTGTATATGTGCGGCACCGAGACCGGCGCACGTTAACGCAGGTGGGAAGCATATCTACACGTGCAATAGCCTTCCTTGCGGACCGGACCAGTCCAGCGAGACCACGCACCAGCGGAGGTGACCCCTATGGCAGGCCGCCTATGCACCAGTTGCCCAGCGATCATCCCGCAAGGAAAGACACGCTGCGATGACTGCCGCCGCGCTGCCGACAAGGCACGCAGGCCACAAGGAAATCCATACGCGACCAAAGCGCACAAGCAAGGTTTCCGCGCTCACGTTCTCGCGCGCGATCCAATCTGCGTGCTCTGCATGCACGCACGCTCAACAGTCGCAGACCACTATCCGACAGAACGCCGCGACCTGATCGAACTCGGTTTGAACCCCAACGATCCACAGTACGGACGCGGATTGTGCAAGCCCTGCCACGACAAACACACCGCCGAAACAAGCCCAGGCGGATGGAACAACCGGCCCTAACCAGACCATCACACAGTCAACAGCGCACCACTCAAGGTGCGAGACAGAAACCCGGCAACACCATGACCAGCACAAACACTCACACACACAACCCGCACACACGCCCCTGACCTGCACGAACACACGGGGGTAGACCCCCAGCCGCCCCGGCCACCAACCCCGCGGGGGAGGTGAAAAAAGTGTGCGGAGGGTTCAAACGTTTCTGAAGGGTAGGCGCAATGCCTGCCCTTTTTTGCTGCGCAATGCAGTTTCTTGGAGGTGATCGTGATGGCTCGTGGAGGTGCACGTAATCGATCTGGACCGCAGCCTGATCCGTCATCGGGTCGTTCTGATGCTCGCGGTTATTCGCTGACTGCTTTGCCGAACGAGGGTTACACCGGACAGGTTCCTGAGTTCCCGCTGCCTTTTCCTGAGGATGAGTCGGTTGGTGCGCGTGAGCAGAGTATCTGGCGTGAGGCGTGGTCGTTTCCGCAGGCTGCTGCGTGGTCGTTGGAGCCGTGGCGGTGGCCTGTTGTGGCGGAGTATTGCCGGTTGAAAGCCACTGTTGAGGCTAATCCTGGCGCTAATGCGGCGCTGGTGAGTCAGTTGCATCGTTTTCGTGACCAGATCGGGTTGACTCCGGCTGGTTTGAAGGAGAACGGGTGGGCGATTGCCCCGGTTGAGGTTGGCCCTGTTGTGAAGTCTGCACCTGGTGAGGGCGGTGAAGTTAAGCGAAGGTTGAGGGCGGTCAATGAGTGAGTTTGTTGTTGATTTCCCGACCTTGGGTGACTTGATTGATGCCTGGATTACTGCGCACTGCGTTAATCCTGGACCTTTCCAGCGTGGTAAGCCTTTCCGGTTGGCTGACTGGCAGTTTTGGTGCATGGCGAACCACTACCGGGTTCGTGAAAACGCGGTGTTTGTCCATCCAGATGATGCGACACCTGATAGCCCCGTGTTGCTGAACCAGGCGTTCACATATCGACGTTCGATGATCATTGCACCCCAAAAGACGGGTAAAGGCCCGTGGTCTGCGGCTATGGCTGCGGTTGAAGGCGCTGGTCCGTCTTTGTTCGCTGGATGGGCTGTTGAGGGTGATGAGTATTCGTGCGCTGAGAATGGCTGCCCGTGCGGTTGGACCTATGCGTATCTGCCAGGTGAACCCAAAGGCATGCGCCACCCTGCCCCATTAGGTCAGATCACGGCTGTTGCAGAAGACCAGGTCCGAAACATCTTTGGGCCGCTGCAAATCATGATCAAGCTTGGACCTTTGAAGCATTTGATGAAGGTGCGCGAGGGATTCATCCGTGTCCTTGGCGCATCGGACGATGAAGAGTTTGATCGCATTGACGTGGTCACCTCATCGGCTAAAACTCGTCTGGGTAACCCGATCTCGTTTGCGATCCAAGATGAGATTGGCACGTGGTCTTCTGACTCGTTGATTGAGGTCGCAGACCACCAAAACCGCGGCCTTGCAGGCATGCAGGGCCGTTCGATAGCAACAACGAACGCATTCGATCCTGCCGAGAACTCCTACGCACAGATCATGTACGAGGAAATGGCTGAAGACGTGTTTATCTTCTTCCGTCAGCCACCTTCTGATCTTGATTTCAAGGTCAAGAAGGATCGTATGAAGATCCTCGAATACGTGTATGAGGGGTCATGGTGGGTCAATCTCGCATCAATCAATGCCGAGGCCGAATCGATTCTCAAGCGTGATCCTGCGCAGGCTGAACGGTTCTTTGGTAACCGTCTCGTGCAGGGGTCTGGCGCATATATTCAGCCTGAAGTGTGGGAAGCGAACCAGGCGGAAACAGGCTCGAAAGAGACCCGTATTTGTCTGGGATTCGACGGGTCGACCTCTGGGGACTGGACCGCGATCCGCGCTGAAACAGCCGACGGCTACCGGTTCACGCCCACGTATGGGCCAGATGATCGCAAGACGATCTGGAACCCGCAAGAGTGGGGCGGGCGCATCCCGCGCGGTGAAGTCGAAGCAGCCGTTGAGGAACTGTTCCGCAAATACAAGGTTGCCCGGTTCTACTGCGATACCCGCGAATGGGTGACCGAGGTCGATCAGTGGGCGTTGACGTACGGCGAGAAGGTTGTCGTCGCGTTTCCTACCTACTCGATTTCGCGTATGCACCTCGAATTGGACCGCTACATCAACGACATTCAAGGCTCAGACACCAGGCATGACGGATGCCCGATCACGCAAGTACACGCGCTCAACGCGATCAAAATTGCGAAGCCCGGTGACCGCTACATCCTGGCCAAAGCCTCTGAGCATCAAAAAATCGACGTGCTGATGACCGATATCCTCGCGCACGCCGCAGCGGCAGATGCTCGCCGCGATGGCGCGTTCGTGCAGCGTCCCAGTTACGTCTACTACGTCTAAGCCTCTTGGAGGGCGCATGGAAGCATCACAAGCCCTGATGGTGGCACAAGACCTGTACGACAAACTCATAAAGCGTCGCCCGTTCGTGGAAAAGACGGACAAGTATTGCGAGGGCGACCAGCCCCTCGCGTTCGCCTCGCGTGAATGGTCAGAGTTCCACAAAGACCGGTACGCGGGATTCTCGGATAACTGGTGCGCACCAGTCGTGGATGCGTCCACCGAGCGTATCGAACTGGTGGGCGTGACTGGCGAGGATCGCGGCCTAAAGGATCTGTGGACGCGCTGGCAACTCCAAGACGGCGAGGAACTATTCGCCCAGGGAATGCACGCGACCGCCACGAACTCGACCTCATACGTCATCGTGTGGGGTGATCGTGACGATAACCCGCTGGTGACGTGGGAGCACGCCTCTGAAGTGCTCACCGACTACGATCCAGCGACCCGCCTGTTGCGGTACGCGATCAAATCCTACGTGGATGGCGAACGCGAGTTCTTGACACTGTTCACACCAGATGTTGTGTGGAAGTGGCAGCGTGACACGTTCAGTGTCGGCGGGCAGGAACAGACCAAGAACGGCGTGCTCGTCGCGCGTTCAGGTGTTGGCACCCACTCAAGCTGGAATCCAGCACCCGGCGATGACACGTGGCCGCTACCCAACCCGATAGGTGTAATTCCGGTTGTGGAGTTCCCCAACGATTCACGCCTGACAGGCGGGGCGATCTCCGACATCAGCGGCGCAATGGCCATGCAGGACGCAATCAACCTGCTGTGGGCCTACCTGTTCGGTGCCGCAGACCACGCCTCACTGCCCGCTCGTGTCGTGATGGGCCAAGAACCACCGAAGTTGCCGATCCTGAACTCAGAAGGACAAACCATTGGTGAACAGCCTATTGAACTCAAAGACCTGCAACACGGTCGCCTCTTGTGGCTGACCGGGCAAGTAGGACAAGACACAAAGATCGGGCAATGGGATGCCGCACGGCTCGACGTGTTCACCGAGGTAATCGAAATCGCGGTGGGCCACATCGCCGCTCAGACACGAACACCTCCGCACTACCTGAACACCAAGGCCGGTTTGTCGAACCTGTCTGGTGATGCTCTCGTAGCAGCGGAGACAGGCCTGGTGAAAAAGGTCCAGCGTCGTATCCGCGGGGCACGCAAGGCCGTACGCCGCGTGTTCCAACTGATGGCTCTGGTCACAGGCAAGAAGGGTCTTTCCGACCTGATTGTTGCGGGCATGTTCGAGTTCGCTAACCCGGCGATGCGTTCTGAAGCCCAACTCGCTGACGCGCTACTGAAAAAGGCTCAGATCGGCTACCCGTTTGAGTACCTGATGGAACTCGACGGTATAGACCCCGATGATCGTGAACGCATCCTAGCGATGCGGGACCGGGAGTTGATAGGTGATTACGAACGGGACGGCATGAATGTACACCCAGACGATACCGGCACCAACGCACCGATACGCGAGCCTGCTTCAACGTGAACAGGGCAGGCTTGAACGCTCGCTACAGCAGGTCTTCCCTCGCATCGATACCTCGTTCGCTCCTGTAGCGGGCCTGCTGGCGGCACGTATCGCAACCTCCCAGCAGCGCATCGCGACCGCTGGAATGAACTACACCGAGGAACTACTGGGCGAGTTCATCGAGGATGCAGGAACGGTCACAACCCGCCCTTTGGTGGGCGTGACCGGCGCTGGAATCGACGTGGAGGAAGTCTTTGCCGGTGCACGCATCATGTCCACGCAGGATTCTTTGCGTGCAGGGCTGGTGTGGGCACTGCAACTCGCGCACACCGCCCTGGCAGACACGGGCCGACAATCGGTTGTCCTGGGCATGGGCACACGCAACTGTGGCGGATACATGCGCGCGCTCGTCGGTAACACCTGCTCACGCTGCGCGATCCTAGCGGGACGGCTGTATTGGACTGAAGAACCCTTCAAACGTCACCCACAATGCGACTGCCAGCACATCCCATACAAGAGCGAACCAGACGAGAAGTATCTCGTAGACGCTGAGGACTATTTCAACAGCCTCAGCGAGGCTCAGCAAGACAACACGTTCACCAAGGCGGGCGCTGAAGCGATCCGCAACGGCGCGAACATCAACCAGGTTGTCAACGCTCGGCGCGGAATGTGGAGCGTCGCGGACATGAACGGGCGTCGCCGGATGGCACGCCGTGAAGTGTTCGGACAGCAACTCTACGTCACCAGTGAAGGCATGACCCGGCGCGGTATCGCCTACTCACGCCTGCGCGACCGACGAGCCGGAGACGTGAAACTCCCCGGCTCACGCTACGTCCAATCACGAGCGCCACGCATGATGCCCGAAAGCATTATGGAAGTCGCTGGCACAAACAAAACCCTGTATCTGAACCTACTCAAACGTCACGGATACATCCTCTAGCCTCACCTATCCGGGTGGGGCTTTCGTATTTCTACCGCAATGGAGAAACCATGTTTAAGTCCCTGTACCAGCGCAAGAACCTGCGATTCGTGGAAGCCCCGACTGGTGGTGATCCGGCTGGTGGCGGCTCCCCAAAGCCGACTCCCCCAGAGCCAGACCCCGAAGGCGAACCCGGCGACGACGAGACGCCTATCGAGGGTGAAGAGCAGCTACGCGACGCGGGTAAGAAGGCACTGGACTCTATGAAGTCCAAGTGGAAGGACGAAGTAGCAGCCCGCAAGAAGGCTGAGGCTGAACTGTCCGCCCTCAAGGCCGCAGCCGATGGCCGCGAAGCCGAACACAAGGCCGAACTTGAAGCGCAACGCATCAAGGACGAAGCCCTCAGCGCGGCAAACAAGCGCATCTTGACAGCCGAGCTACGGGCAGCCGCCAAGGGTGCTCTAACCAACGCTGAGGACGCGCTGGTGTTCATTGACCTTGACGAGTTCGAGGTCGGTGATGACGGGTCTGTTGATACAGACGCAATCGATTCAGCAGTTAAGAAGCTGCTGGAAGAACGGCCCTACCTCGCCGCGCAAGGTGAGCGGAGGTTTACGGGCGACGTGGGACAAGGCGTGCGCAATGCAGGCAAAGACCCCACACAACTCACGCGTGCAGACCTTGCACGCATGACCCACACCCAGATTGAGGAAGCCCGCAAGGCTGGGCGACTCAAAGACCTGCTGGGTAAGTAAACCACCGATAAGGAGGCCACCTGATGGCTATCGACCATTTCATTCCGGAGATCTGGAATGCCAACATCCTGGAAAACTTCCGCCAGACCGCGATTTTCGCCGGACTCGCTAACCGCGAGTACGAGGGAGACGCAACCAAGGGAAACACCGTCCACATCACGGGCGTTGTCGATGTGGAGGTCAAGGACTACAAGGCCGCGAACCGCACCACGACCGCAGATGACATCACCGACACTGGCATCGATCTTCTGATCGACCAGGAGAAGAACTTCGACTTCTACGTCGATGACATCGACCGCGCACAGGCAGCCGGATCTCTGGACGCCTACGGACGCTCGGCGGCAAACGGTCTGGTCACTGACGCTGACCAGTTCCTTGCCGCACTGCTGATCGCAGGAGGCATTGCGGTCACTCCCGGCGCGCCAGCCACCGACGCTGCCAGCGCGTGGAACGTGTTCCGTGACCTGCGCAAGGTACTGAACAAGAACCTCGTTCCCCAAGGCTCTCGCGTGGCGTGCATCAACGCCGAGTTCGCGGCTCTGCTCGAAGAGCACGACTCGAAGCTGATGAAGGTCAACGAGTCTGGCACCACGTCTGGACTGCGTGACGCAGCCATTGGCCGCATCCTGGGTATCGACGTGTACACCTCGGAGAACCTGCCCGAGACCGACAAGCCACAGATCGTGGCTTGGCACCGTCCAACCTTGGCGTATGTCTCCCAGATCCAGGAGACCGAGGCCCTGCGCGCTCAAAACAAGTTCGCTGACCGTCTGCGCGGTTTGCACGTGTACGGAGCCAAGATCGTGCGCCCGACCTCGGCGGTGCACTGGACTGCGGCATGAGTGTACGCGTGGTTGGAATATCCGGCACACCGATGGACCTGCCGGACGCGGTAGCCTCCGGGCTTCTCGCGTCCGGCGTGGTCACACGCATCGATGAACAGCAGCCAGAGGCAAGCGAACCTGAAAAGCCCAAGCGTGGACGCCCACGCAAAACCGACGCATAAGGATGGTGGTGGAGATGGAACCCCTGGCAACCATTGAAGACCTGGACGCACTAGGCATCTCCACCACCAACACCACTCTCGTGGAATCACTACTCGAGTCGGTCTCCTCAGATATCCGTAACGCGGCAGGATGCCCCATCAGCCCAGTCACCGAAACCATTCACGTGACTGCGAACCGCGAACAATATCTACCCCTACCCGTCAAACCGGTCACCGCTATCCACAGTGTGGAGATCGACGGCGTACCGGTCACCGGGTGGCGGCTGGTTGATGGACGGTTGTGGCGTCCACAAGGATGGTCCGGCTATGCGCCAGCCATCGTGGATGTGAACCTGACGTTCGGGCAGCAAGTACCCAAAGACATCGTGCGTCTGACCTGCATGATGGTTTCTGCAGGAGTGGAGGCCGCGAAAGAAGGATTCAACTCCACACGCGGACTAACCTACGAATCGATCGATGACTCCCGCGTTGGCTACGCCACCGGCGATAACGAGATCGTAGACCCGGCAGGCCTTCCTGAAACCACCCGCACGATGCTGCGCAACCGATTCTCCGGTGGCGTCGCAGTCACGGGAGGCTACTGATGCGATTCCCACGTAGGGCGCTGGCACGCGGGCGCGCCAACGCTGAAGAGCTCATGAGTGATCACATCCTCATCGAGCGGATCACCGGGTATGGGCCTATCGATCCAGTCACGACCACCCGTCCACCGATCTACACGACCATCCATGACGGCATCGGGAAGATCCAAGCCTACGAAGGCCAATACGAGCAATCCAAGCAGGCCGGTGGCGGCGATTACGTGGAATCACGATCCTGGCTCCACACACCAGTTGATGCCGGGCCTTTCCAGCAGGGCGACCGGGTGACCATCATCGCGGCCCCGCACGATCCTTCACGCATCGGTGAGCAATTCCTTCTCGAAGCTGCCACCGGTAAATCCATCGCGACAGCCCAACGCCTGCCCATCACCATCGTGGAGGCGATTGTATGAGCGATGACCTGACACGCCTGATCGCGGACCTGGACAAGGCACCCAAACAGGCGTTGAAAAACACCCAGCAGATCCTTGAAACAGCCGCGCACAAGATCAAGGAAGACGCCAGCCAACAAGTTGCAGCGTCCCCCTCCCTCAAGGGCGCTCGTAGCTCTATCGACTACGACTCGCGCGCCACGGTGGGAACACTGCGCGTTGAGGTGGGCTTCAACAAGGGCCGTCCCGGTGGGCCGCTGGGCAACATCATCGAGTTTGGTCTGTTCTCCCCGCAAGGCGCGTTCGGTGGAGGTAAAGGCGAACTGTTGGGCGCACTGGAACGCGAGATACCGGCTATCGATAAGCATGTGGGCGACATGATGGGAGACCTGATATGACCATCCACCCGCTCGCCGCTGCGTTCACGGCGCTCCTACCCGCCCAGTGGCCGATCTACGACGGGCAGATCCTCGATGACAAGGGGACTCCCTACCCCGCCGATGATCTGCCCACACCGCCGTGGATCTTCTTGGACTTCCCCGAACCTGACGCACTAGAGCGCTCACTGGCGGGCGGTGTTCACGCGATCACCATTGAGGGACGCGTCCTGCTCTATCACACCGACATCGAGGGTATCCGGCTCATGGCGTCACACGTCACCCGCGCACTCGATACTGCGCGCCTGACCCTACCGGGGTGGGCGTTCGGTCTGATCCGACTCGATCACCCCATCGGCCCGGGCCAAGACCGAGACGTGAAATACACCGGTGGCATCCACCCCATCGCCACGTCCTACGAGTTCACCTTCACAGCCTCCAAAGGAGCATCACCATGACATGGTTCGTGCGCGTGCGAGACAAATCCACCAAGCATGAATACGACCTTCCCGAAGGCCACCCCCACATTCGCGGCGGGCTTGTTGAGCCTGTCCGGCGTAAGGGCAAGGATTATCCGCGCTCGCGATATCCCCGCCCGCCCCGCCATTTCAAGCGGCTCCCACGCTCGGAGCCTCACATCGAACCCTCACCAACCGGTGAGGGTTCTTCCATTTCCACGGAAACTGAGGAGGCTCACTCATGAGCAACATCCCGTCAACACCATTGGACGGTAATTTCACCGTCTGGTTTGTTCCCACTCTCGCCAACCCTGCCGCACCTACGGTCGAGGAACTGAACGCCGCAACGACAGTGAACCTGTCGTGCTACCTGACAGGTTCAGGTTTCGCTGACTCGGCAGATCAGGCCGCGATCACCGATGACCGTCTGTGCGATACGTTCGTGCGCGAGCAGCCCGGTCGTGTCACCCCGTCACTCGAAGTGACCTTCATCGACAACACCAACTCCGAGTTTGAGGAAGACTTCAACGCGGCTGTCGAGTGCCTTGTGCCGGGATCGAAGTACAACCTGGTCACTCGCCGCGGGAAGGCATTCGACGCGCCCGCAGCCGCTACAGACCGCGTGAACGTGCGTGAAGTCATCGGCGGCATGCACAACGAGGTCGCCCCTGAAGCAAACAGCGTCGCTCGTTCGGTGGCTAAGCAGTTCATCCAGGGGTACATCAACCGCGCACAGGTTGTCGCGGCCTAGCCCCACCCCTACCGGTATGACGAGCCGCCCAGTCGTGGCGGCTTTTTTCATGCCACAAAACCG